CGAACAACAAAATCTGTATAAAGAATCAAAGAGGAAAATTAAACTGGCAGAATCCGTATGGGATGGCGTACTACCAGCAGAAGTCAAACTCAACGATAAAATATATCACCCGAGCATAAATGATGAACTTCTCACTATCAAACAGGAAGCACATGACGAGCAAAAACATCGCGTTAGAATACGTGGTATAGTCCGCGAGTTTCTCACGACACTCATCAGCGGTGAGACTAACCCAAATAAATATTTAGATTTAGAGAATAATTTTAACGATGAATTTAATTACCACCGTCAAATTAAATTCTTTATGAAAAATCAACCTAAAGAGATCCGTAAAGACGGTTTTGACGCAAAGAATAAACATGGTCAAGGTGTTAGCGCATGGTCTAAGATGGTCAACATCGTGCTTAGTGGTTACGTGCGCTATTTTAATGAAATTCTCCCAAGACTCCTCAAAGACAATGTCCATCTTGCCTATGGTGCATCAGACCGTGATATATCGGCCACTTTTTCAAAATATAGTGAATTTATCGCTGATAAACGTTACATTAAACTCTGTAATGATTTCGGAGAATTTGATGCTAGCCAAGAGGAGAAAGGTCTTAATGTTTTAATCACATTTTACGAAATTGGATGGTTCTCTTTACCAGCATATAAGCTCATGTATACACAAAGACAATCATGGCGCATGAATCTTATAATAGGTGGTAAGACTATTACATTATCCGCCTTTTTGACTGGTAATTTTATGCAAGCATCGGGTCAGCCAGATACCCTCGGCTCTAATACTTATTATAATATGGCCGCCGTTGGGCTTTGCCTTGATTTTGATGACATTGCATCTTTCTTTAAAGGTGATGATTCATACCTTATTTTACGTAAATGGATCTACACAACGTTTAAAGGAGCCAAAATCGTTGACATAATGGGTTACAAATTTAAAATTGAAACACCAGAAATTGGGGAGTTTATAGCCAACATTGTTACCCCCATTGGATTTGTCCCAGATTATGTCAGACGCGTTAGTAGAGTAGTATCAAAGATATATGATACTAGAGCTGATTGGAATGAGATACGCCTCAGTGTTGCCGACTCTTTATCTGTAATTCAAGCCAATAACCTGCATCTTTCATTTCAATATGCAGCCAAGTTTTACCAACAACCATCTGTTGGTCTTAAAATTACAGCCGAAGATGTTGAGGCAATGCATTGGTTTCTTGTTCGTGTTATTGCTGATGAAACACGTCCCCAAGACATCACAGAATTATTTTTCGTTAGTGCAATGGAACGTGATAAAATCGAAGAAATTTGGGTTGCAAACATACCCAACAACCTCAAACACGTCAATTTAATATAATAATTATAATAACTAAATTTTAATAATATTGTAAATAAATATATATATTAATTATTTAATAAATAAATTTTCTATTAGTTTAGATGCGAAATTCGCAATTTATTGATTATTATTAATTTATCAAACTATAATTTACCAAACACACCACAAATAACATGGAACAAAACCGAAGTATTGGAACTATTCATGGTATGCAAATATCAGCAGGTACACCAGCTGGTGCAGCATATGTATCGAAAGTTACCCATCCACCAACTACTATGACGTCTGATTACCAAGGGCGACCAGATAATTCACAACCCAATGTCGTTTTAATGGAGTTAAAATCAGAACGTAATATCTCACCAATTCTCACTATACCTAACGGAACCAATTCAACAACTACTGTCAATCCATCTTCAATATTGTTTGTGCAAACATCAGGGTTGTACACTTCAAATTACGTCTTCTATCAATATAATTTACCTATTGGACCAGTATGGATACAACCAGTCAATCAAAATCAGACTGGTAATCAACCAGCCATCTCACAGCCAAATCCACCAGCCACCTTGAATGCAGGTTACAATTTTAATAATTTTTCAAATGATGTCTCATGCTTCCGCACTACTTACAAGTCATCCACTTATTATTTAAATGCAACAAATTTTAACAACCAGGGTACCGTCACAACTGCCAAGTTTAAACCTAGCGTCTTACATGCCAACGATGCCAACGCATACATGAAATTACATCATCATGAGAAGTTGAAGTCACAAACCGCGATTAATGCTTCTAATAAGAGTTTTCTTGAAGCTATTCGCGCTGCGTTTGATTTTGACCACAAGAAACACAAGAACACCCAAGACGATGGTTATGATGTAGTTGAAACCACATCAAAAGACAATGTCAAAGAGTACCCCTTTAATTATGCATATCAAATTTGGGATTTTGGTCTATCCAGTACTGCTTTAATAGCTCCGGTTGCTAATTCTACCAATATCTTTTACAGTAATGTCATGCCAGCTACTGCCAGCGACATTATGGTTTCCTCACCAAAAGCAGCCACTCGACCAGCAAAAGATGGAGCTTTTGTTGTACAACAACAGCTTGCTGAAACAATGCCATGGACCGAAACAACTGAAAGTGTTACGCAAACTTTAGCTGATCCAAGAGGGCTACAATTATGCATTGCCCGTGTTCTTAATACCATCACCGGTGCTTACTCATATATGCCCCTATATGCTTCAACCAACAATCAAGTCGACCACCAATTCCGCTGTTCTGATACACCTTGGAATGGTATTGATTGGTCTTACACATTATTTGAAGGTTTAACTGTACCTACTACAGTAGGTACAACATTAACATCTGTTCCTTATGTCACTGTCAAATCATTTGTTGGTTGTGAACTACAGGTTCAACCAAAGTCTAGTCTTGTCTCTTTTCAACGTACATTGCCATTACCCGATCCTGATGCCATTAATATGGCTGTCGGTATCATGCATGCTAGACCAGACTCTTTACCAGCATCTGCCAATGATCTTGGATCAATTGCTTTAACTGCTTTAAAATTTTTACCAACTGCGGTCACATGGTTAAAAGACCTATTCGGTTCTAAGAAGCAAACCGCACAAGCCGTCAACAAAGCGCGAGTATTTGTAACTAGGGGACCGCCAAAGAAACAGCAACAACCTCCAAAACGTCGCCCAGTTAAGAGAGCGAATAAGCCTATTGTTAAAGCAATCAACAAAGAAAATAATAAGGTAGATAAACTTACCAGACAAGTTCGAAATCTTAGCATTAATGCTAAGAAGAACTCCGCACCTGCATCTACCTTACCAACATATCAGAATACTCCCAATACGTCACGACCTGTTCCAAAGCCACGTCGCCGTATGTAAATATTCAAATTCAAGGATAACGTTATGCACCCGGTTAGTTATCCACGTAGGGTTTTCCGGGTTTCCCTACATAAATCATTAATTTTTCTATTATGCTCCTCAGGATTTCCGGAC